TGTCCGCTTAACCTACAACGAACGAGGTAATAAAACAACAAAAACGACAACATAGGCTTATAGCCTCTATATGGAAACTAGTAGTACACCCCTAGAATGCTAACTAGGGAAGTCTAAAAAAGACTCTTCCACACGAATACTAGATTCGCAATTACAGGGCTTATCTAACTGAAACCAAGCCTCCTACGTCTATAGGAGTACAGCTTTCGCTTGCTGAAATTCTGCTCTCTACGGTGTGCTATAATTTTATTTGCACCTCATATTTAAGAAAATTAAAATAAATAAAAATATTTCCTGACAAGACAGGATTTTTCACAGGTTGTTTTTCTGAGGTTTACAACCAACCTTCAGCAAATTTATTTAAGCCTATGAATATTACTTCATTGAAGATAAAGCTGTCATTAATAATTCAAGTGCTAACTTGCCATTATCTTTAGTGAAAACTTTATTTTTAAAAAAGTTTTTTGCTTTTTTGCCGAACGATTGTTTTTTAGTTTTATTAGACTTGTTGGATTTGTTGATTTGTGATATTTGAGAAAAATTAGGTAATGTAAAATTATCACTTACATTATTAATATCCTTAGAATCGAAATCTGAATCCATTTCCAATAGTTTATCAATTTTATCCTTTGTGACTTGCCCAACTTTACCACTCACATTTTCCAAGACTTCATTGATTATATCTTTACTTTTGTCTAAGTCAAAGCTTTTGAGGTCTGTTCTTTTAGGTCTCAATATAGGTGCAGATTCTTCTGTAGGAATAACTTCAAAATTATAAAACTGTTCTACATATAATTTGGCATCTACGGTTAAATCTGTACCTTTAAAGATATATGAACAAGGAGTACCATCTTCAGGTAATTGTGGACCACAAGCAAAAGTTTGAGGTTTATCATTTCCATCAGTGTAATCCTGAACTACCCTAATACATGTATCATTAGCTGTGGCTGCTTGATAGAAATATCCATCATCTTCAAATATAAAATCTGAAGGATCTGTAGGTACTGCTACTACAAAGACTGATTGATTTTTCTGGACATTTTGCACTGAATTCCACATACCATTTTGAATAGCTGTAACATCCAAATTAACTAAGTCATTTCCTAATCTATTTTGGATAGCAAATTCATTAAAAAGATCTTCAGGTAAAAAAGAACAATCACCTTCCTTAAAATAAACTACTGGTAAACTTCTATAAGAAAGACAATGACTAATTATACCTGCTCTTTGTATGGTTGGACCTTTATAAGTAATTTTACAACCTGCACTTACCAATCTATATTTTTTAAAACTGGCTGGTGGTTGATAAGATCCAAGTGGTACATATCCAAACATATTATATTCATTATCGAATCCGCCTAGCCAATTTCTGCTGTAATCTGTGAAGTAATTTTCTGAACGATATTTTATTGCTTCATTACTTGCTAAGAAATTGGGAGTCCAGAACAAGATGAATTCTCCATTTTTATCGGGTAATATATCAAAAGCTTCTCTAAATGTTATACTACTGGTTGGGATAGATACATAATTAGGTGCTTTAGGTATATTTCCTGAATTCACTGCTTGCTCAGGATGTAGTATTCCATATATGTATTGAGACAACTGTGAGTGATATGCTGATAACATATTCCTTGGTCGTAATTTGACTACTAATCTCTTTTTGTTGACGTTGTTCTTGTTTTTATTATTTCTAATTCTAGCATTTGCAACTGTTGTATAAAACATTATTTTTACATCCCACCCGCCCATCCGTTTGTAATATTCATAGGTGAGAAAAGTTAGAGGTTTTATGCCAACTCCTTACTGGAGTTGGCTTTTAAATTTTGCCACTCTGGCTTTAAACTCATTAAGGTTCTTGTGGTACTCTTCCAAAATATGATCTTTTAATTCTTTTTCAGAATTGTATTTTTTATTTTGGTGATAGTACTCTCCGCTAACTTTTGATATTTCAATTAAGCTTTTTTGAGATTTGATGATATACACTTGATTTCCTTCATCATCTGTTGAAGCTCCACTTTCTGATAAATAAGTTATATCTCTATATTTATAATTAACTCCATGGTTTAAATCCTCGTAATATTGATCTATTGCTTCTGATATATAATAAAAATCTTGAGGATCTATCATAGTTGCATTACCATGTATTTCTTTTAATTTATCATCTAATGCTTCAGAACAGCATGGGTAAACTGGAATTTTCTTTGAACTGTCTAAAGTTTCATTCCTAATCCAGTTTGTTTCTCGATATAAGAAATTCAATTCTTCATCCCAAAAATCAAGTTTTTTAGTATATCCTCTAGGCCCAAAGAGACTTTTAGCAAACTGTTCTTCCGTCATTCCTTTAATAGCTTTCTTTTTACCATATTTTTTTGAAAAATATTTGACTAATAGCTCTACAAGGGATTTTGATGGTAATTTATAATTATTAATGGCATCGAAAGCTCTATACCCTTTACTCCAGTATTGCTCTCCTACACATACTAGACTGAAGAAGACTGGTCGGAGGTAATCTGGCATTTCTAACATCTTCTGAGAGTAAAAGAAATTATTAAGATATCTCTGATATTGGCGCACTAACCTTAGACCGTGTTTAGGACAGATAAAACCTAACAATGAACAAGGAGATATTGCGTCTAAAGGTCCATATCTAAAATATTTTAATACTAAGCCTACTCCGCCTACATTGTTTGCTCCCTTTTTTGAGAAGACTCTACCTAATACGTCTGACCAAACTTTCTCACTGTTTGAGGTGACTAAAGCGACGTCATCGCCTGATATCTTCCCGGCAACATTCATTTGATATCTATCTCTTATAAAGGATAAAAGAAAACACATCAAACTGGTGTTCAACACGGTGGTGTATCCTTGACCACTAGCCATCTTCTCAATGATCTCGATCATACACGTATACTGCTTATCTGAGTCCAATTTTTTAGCTGTTCGTTTTTCAGCCTGATTATAATATACTAATATAGTACTGCTTTTATCTAAACATTTTTTAATATGTTTTGGTGAAAATAAGCAGTTAGGGTTAGTCTCTAAGAATGGAATTAACCTATCTAATATTTTTCTCCAGAACATTTTAACTACTTTGTTATGAGATTGGTCTAAACCAGATATATCTAGAGTAATACTAGCATCTGCTCCTATTTTCTCTATTAGTTCTTGTAATTCCCATTCCTTTTGATTCATTGATTCACCTACGCCCCAAAAATCTGGAAAAAGTTCTCTGAAGAATGATTCAAAGTTAGATTCAAGTGGTCCCATCAATATTTTATGTAATATAGTTGGAGAACCCAATCCTCTAGCTTTCTCACCTTCAGTTTGAACCTCTTCTTTTATCAAACCATTTACTATGTTTGGTTCTTGTATTTCTTTCCAATCATCTATTTTTGAAAGATATTTCAAGATATTTCTACGATATTTAGGTTTACATCTTGATAACCATCGATTATAATCTATGTTTTTGAAATGCTTAGCTATCAATTCGTCAACATTGTTATCATCTAAGAATTTATCAGCATATATTTCTAATTCATCCATAAGGTTTTTGTCATAATGATTTTGAGGTAAGACTTGACGTAAAGCTGCTATAATTTGTATTCT